AGCTAGCAGACTTTGACCGTCGTGAAAAAGAACTAACAGCTAAGGGCAAACAAGCATTTGCTAAGACTGATGAAAGTGCAAAGCCAGACTTCTTAGACATCGACAAAGATGGCAATAAGAAAGAAACATTTAAAAAGGCCGTTAAGGACAAAACTATGAATAAAAAAGTTAAAGAAGCAGCAAAGCCAGATTTTCTAGATATGGACAAAGATGGCAACAAGAAAGAAACAATGAAGAAAGCCGTTGCTGACAAGAAAAAGAAGTCAGTCAAGGAAAGCAAGAGTGAAATTATTCACCGTGCATACCAGCAGTTCATTAGCGAAGGTGTTGCTAGCTTTCTAGCTGAAGATGAAGAAGGCAAGGCTAAGTCAATCACTGCCGCAGCTGATATGGTCAACGACTTTACAAGCTGGATGCAGCGTGTAGGTAATTATCAGACCAAGTCGATGATCGAACTTGCTGATAACATTCGTGCAAACTTCGGTATGCAAGAAGCTGAAACATTTAAGCAATCAGTCGGTACTGCATTAGAAGGTGCACTAAACGCGCTAACCTCAGCTCGTGAAGAAATCAACAATGCTGTTGCTGTCCTAGCAGGCGAAGCCCCTGCAGTTGAGCCAATGGGTCAAGATATGGGTGATGCAGGCATGGATATGCCACAAGGTGAAGCTCCGGGTGCAATGCCAGACGGTATGAATATGCCGGGTGATGAGTTTGCTGCTAGCGATGCTGCTGCAGGTGGTCCAGAAACATTAGGCCGTATGAAGCGTGAAAGCATCGAGCGTGGTAACCGCCTAATGAAGATTCTAGGTGCGTAATGCGTCTATTTGAAGTAGCTGGTAATCAGTTTCAAGACGACCTTGTCAATGTCCTAAAGGTAATGCAAGGTCGTGCTAACTCTCAGCGAACCACATCTGTTGTTCCTTGGTCTGCAATCAATAATATGATGCGAAGCCAAGGATACGCAGACGTTAATCAAGATATGTTGGATAAGATTAAAGATAAGATTGACCCAAATGATGATCTAATCCAAAACTTTGATGAAAACGGTATTACCTTAAAGACTGACGTCGGTGCTCCAGAAGAACCTGCTCCAGTCGGCGGAATGCCTGAGCCTAAATCAGTAGATCAAATGGCACATTCGGTCGTGTCTGACGAATTTTAACTATTGTTGCTATTCAATCGTAGTTTTTCTTTTTGAAGTTTAATCTGTCTTTTTGTTTCTACAGTCTTAGCTATGGACTCAGGAGTCTGTTTTAATGTTCCGTTCCTGCGTTTAGTTTCTAATCCTTTAGCTATGGACTCGGGAGTTCGATTTGTACATCCGTTTTTTATTCTTGATTGTTGCTGTTTATCTATAGATTCTTGGGTTCTTTTAAATGTTCCGTTTAATTTTCTCGCCTCTACCATTTTAGCTATAGCTTCGGGTGTTTGATTTAATGTTCCATTTTTTCTCTTTGTTTCGGTTATCCTTGCCGTAGTCTCTGGGGTCCTAATTCCCCAACCGCCTGCTCCAGTTTCGGGTATTTTATTTGCCCATTCGTTACTATTGACTATATCCCAAAGAATGCTATAGTATAATCCCCATTCATTTCTCTCGTCTTTGGTTTGGCATTCTCGGACAACTTCAGTAGTACAGTCGTAGCCGTGTTCTTTAATATGTAACTTCCAGTCAACTCCTGAACCTTGATATTTATGGGGGTCTTTCGCCGTAGTTGTTCCGAAATATTTTAACCCGGTCTTGTTATGAGTCTTAATGTAAAGCGTGTAAATAGTCATTGCTGATGCTCCTTGAAAGCATTAGAGTAGTTGGATACGTCAATATCGCGAACTACATTTATTTATGTATCAAAAGACTTGTAATACTAAAACCTGTAGTGTATAATTAGTTGTATATGACTACAACTACATTTTCCCCACCACCATTTGTTGAGAAGTTTGAATACAAAAACTGCAAGCAAATCAACAATCCGATCACTCGCAAGCGAGTTTATCTTACACCAGACGGTGAAAGTCTTCCAAGTGTAACTACTATCCTTAGTGCTACTAAAGACATGACTGCTCTTAATGAGTGGAAGAACCGTATTGGACACGCAAAAGCACAGCAAATTACTACAGAAGCGGCCGGGATCGGCACAGCAATGCACAATAATTTGGAACGCTTTATTGCTGGATTAGAACGAATGCCCGGTAATAATTTAGTGCATCAGCAAGCACATAGAATGGCTGATCAGATTATTGAAAAAGGGTTAGCGAATGTAGATGAAGTTTGGGCTATTGAGCAGAGCTTATATTTTCCTGGTTTGTATTCAGGTACAACTGACTTAATTGCAGTTTATAAAGGCAACCCTGCTGTTTGCGACTATAAGCAAACAAACAAGCCAAAGAAAGAAGAATGGGTTGACGATTATAAGATCCAGCTTGTTGCTTATACCCTGGCACACAATGAAGTATATGGCACAGATATTAAGGAAGGCCATGTGTTTATGTGCTCAAGAGACCTACAATATCAGCAGTTTGACCTATGGCCGCACGAATTTAGCAAATACGAAGATATGTGGCTGGCTAAAGTAGAAGAATATTACACCACTGGAATGCAGGGATACAAACAACTCCTATCTTAAGATAAATATCCTATATAGAGGATATTCGCATGGCCGTAATTCAAATTTCCAAGATTCAGCAGAGACGCGGGCAAACTGCCCTAACAGGCTTCCCACAATTAGCAAGTGGTGAATTCGGGTGGAGCATTGATACACAAGAGCTTTACATTGGTAACGGTAGTGTAACAGAAGGCGCTCCTGCTGTAGGAAATACACAGTTAATAACTGAGCATAACATTAACAATCTTTTTCTTTTTACAGAAAATGGTTACCAGTATGCAGGGTTATCCGGAGTAGAGGATTCTCGTGCTAGAGTTCGAACTATACACAGCAAGCTAGACGACGAATTAAACCTTAATGATATTGTTGATTTAAACACGGCAACATATCATACTGACGCATTTAAGATAGGTATTAAGATTGCGACTGAAACTGGGAAACCTTTAGTTCTTCCTGAGTTTGACTATGTTGTAACTGGCACAATCTATATCCCTTCAAATGTTGAACTTCGTGGTGCTGGCCCACAAAAAACTGTTATCACAAACTTAACTACTGCTAGCACATTTGTAACTGTAGATGCAACTACATCTACATTTGATACTAATCGTGCAAGTTATGGTAATGCAGGCGCGCCTCGTAATATTAGAATTAACGGGATCACGTTTGTAAACAGCACAACTAATGCAGCACCTATTATGCAGTTAGACGCTATTAGTGATAGTATTATTGAACAATGTGAATTCATTGGCGATATTAGCGCACCTGCATCAACGTCGTCCTTAGTGTCTGCTATCAACTTTAGAGACATCGGAACTTATCCTGCAAATAAGACAGATAATATTAAAATTAAAAATTGTACATTCTACAAGTTGAATAAAGCTATCGAAAGTAACTACGACATTGGAAATATTATTATTTCTGAAAATACGTTTAAAACTGTGGATGAAGGAATTGTGCTAGGAAAAACAGTCAGTTACTCAACTGGAAGTTTTTACGGTCCTCAGCATGTCGCTATTACAGCCAATCGATTTGATAACATAAAAAAACAAGCTATCTATGCTGGTTCAACTAGCACTACTTATTATACTGACATTAACAGTACTAACAACTATTTTTATGATGTCGGTAATAACGGATTAGGTGATACTGTTAAGACTCAAGCGTTTGAAATTATTCGATTTAACTCGTTCGGCAACAACTCTACAAACGACACCTTTGACAGATTAAATCAAATACTTGTTACTCAGAAAGATGATTACCTTGAACAAAATAGCACAGCATCTGCAATAAGTTTAATTGCCGGTCCTGCAGTATTGACGTCTAAGACTCCTAACGTGTATAATATTACAGGCAGCGGATCTCCTGTGCCGATGTTTGTATATCCTTTGAGCAAATATCGATACGAGACTAACTCTACTGTGCAAATTATTACTTTTGATTATACTATTAACAAGCCTACTATTGGCCTGGTAAGAAAAGGGACACTTGATGTTGTTGTTAGTGGTACAACAGCAACAGTTAAAGATGTGTTTACATCTAACGACGACATAGAAGGACCAAAAGTAATCTTTAATGCACAAGTAAATGTTTCAAGAAACTTAGTTGTTGTTTATCAAAATAATCAATCAACTGCAAAAGGCAATATAATTTACACTTATACAGTAAGGCAGTAATGTTCAATCTTGATGTTGATGGCCGGCTCGAAGCCTGGTCAAATCTGCGTAAACGCATTGATGTAAGTTCTGACCCTCTACAAGAAGTTGTTGACTTCTGGGCAGCAACTCCTTTTGAAGCACACAATCATAGAATAGATCACTACTATGATGGTAACTGGCCGACACCTTGGGAGATCATAGAAGAGAATCACTATGATGATTTTACCAAGGCTGTTATGATCGGTAATACGTTATACCTAACCGAGAGGTATAAAAACAGTTCAATAGAGATAAGAACTATTGTTGATTCTGTCCATAATAGGCTATACAATATAGTGTGCCTGGACAACACCTGGGCCTTGAACTACGACGATACAGCGGCGATTTTGCTAGAGAATATACCAAATTCCTGCACTATCGAAAACCTTATCCAACTCAAGAGACCAAGGTAAATATCAGTCTAGCGCAAGTAGTAGCAGCAAAAATAATTATAAAAATAGGTGAAGAATGATTACGGTTGTTAAACGCAGCGGTGCAAAAGTACCTCTGGACATTAGCAAAATACAACGACAAGTAGCATTTGACTGTAAAGGAATTGATGGAGTTAGTCCGTCAATGATTGAAATCAAAGCACAGATAGAATTACACGACGGGATGTCAACTGAGACCATTGACGAGCTTTTATTAAAAGCAATGGTTGATTTAATTGACGAAACTGAAAACCCGGAAATCAATCATACAAACTATCAATATGTAGCAGGGCGACAAAAGGTATCGATGCTACGTAAAGAAGTATATGGTAGTTACAAGCCGCCTGCTTTGTACGATATCGTTAAAAAGAATATTGCAGCAGGTATGTACACTCCGGAACTGCTCGAGTGGTACACGAAAGAAGAATGGGATATTATTGATTTGTTCCTCGACCACGACAAAGACGAAGGATACACCTACGCTGCTATTGCACAGTTAGCAGAAAAGTATCTTGTACAAAATCGTGCCACTGGGCAGATTTATGAAACGCCGCAGGTGCGTTATGCTATCGCAGCAGCTACGGCATTCCACAGCGAGCCCAAAGACAAGAGATTAAAGTATGTTAAAGAATATTACGAATGTGCTTCAGAAGGTCACTTCACGTTGGCCACGCCAGTGCTTGCTGGTTTGGGTACTCCTACTAAGCAGTTCAGCTCTTGCGTTCTTATTAGCAGTGACGATACTCTTGACTCGATTTTCGCCGCTGGTGAGATGATGGCCAAATATGCTAGCAAACGTGCTGGCATTGGCTTAGAGATTGGCCGCATTCGCCCATTAGGCGCACCTATTCGCAACGGTGAGATTAAGCATACAGGCCTGCTACCATTCTTAAAGAAGTGGTTTAGTGACTTGCGTAGTTGCTCACAAGGTGGCATTCGTAATGCGTCGTGTACTGTCACTTTACCTATCTGGCATGCACAGTTTGAAGACTTCATTGTACTAAAGAACAATCAAGGTACTGAAGAAACCCGTGTGCGTCAAATGGACTATTCAGTTGTTATTAACAAAATGTTCTGGAATCGTTTTAAGAACAAAGGAAACATTACATTCTTTGATCCGCACGAAGTTCCTGATTTGTACGAAGCATACTATCGCGATAGTGCTGAGTTTGAAAGGTTATACACACAGTATGAGCAAGATAAGACAAAGAAAAAGAAAGTACTATCAGCGGAAGAAGTATTTAAAAACGGAATCCTTAAAGAACGTACTGATACTGGCCGCATATATCTTGTATTCATCGACAACGTCATCGCACAAGGGCCGTTTGATACAACCGTTGATCCCATATATCAATCAAACCTATGCCAGGAGATACTTCTACCCACGAAACCTTTCCAGAGAATTGAAGACCCTGCGGGACGAATTGCTCTTTGCACTCTTGGCTCACTAAACTGGGGTTCATTCCGTAATCCGCAGGAAATGCGTAAAGCGTGTCGTGTGCTTGTGCGTAGTCTAAGCAACCTTCTTAACTATCAAGACTTCTTGAGTGTGCAGAGTATGCTGGCTAACAAGGAATTTGAACCACTAGGTGTCGGCATTACTAATCTTGCTTACTGGCACGCTCGTCGTGGCCTTAAGTACGGTGAAACAGATGCACTTGCTGAAGTTAAGCGTTGGATGGAACATCAAGCATACTATCTAACTGAAATGTCAGTAGAGCTTGCTGAAGAACGTGGTGCTTGTGAACGCAGTCAATATACATGGTATGGCAAGGGCGTGTTTCCTTGGGAACGCCGTAGCAAAGGTGTAAACGAACTAACAGACTTTACGCCGAGCATGGACTGGGAACCGCTACGTGCTAAGATGAAGCAACACGGGATCCGCAATGCTACACTAATGGCTGTTGCGCCTGTTGAATCTAGTTCAGTCGTTCTCAACTCAACTAACGGTATTGAAATGCCTATGGAACTTATTTCAGTTAAGGAATCAAAGGCAGGATCATTTGTACAGGTTGTACCAGAATACCGTCGCTTAAAGAACAAGTATCAGCTAATGTGGGATCAGCAGAATTGTGAAGCATACTTAAAGACTGCGGCTGTCGTTGCTGCTTATGTTGATCAGTCACTCTCGACAAATACTTTCTATAATCCCGCACATTTCCCAGGCGGCAAAGTTCCAGGAACACTAATTGCTAAGAACTTGATGCTGGCTTACAAGTGGGGATTGAAAACCATGTACTATAGCCTAATCAACAAAGTTGGTGCTAAGGTATCTGTAACTGGTACACAAGTAAACGGAGCTCACGCCACATCTGTAGTACCTACTGAACTTATTACGATATATACAGATGAAGAAGACTGCGAGGCCTGCAAGTTATGATACACTTTAGAAAAGAAGGTGAAAATGTACACAATGGATTTAATTTTTATCCTTTAAGTGACAAGGGTAGTTTTGGATTTATTTTTAGATACGGCCCAAAAATTCCTTTAACAGATCTTGGGTCAAAGGCATTTTGGTTTAGGTACAGCAAACACACAAAGAAATGGACTATTAAAAATGAGCAAAGCACAATATAATTTTACCAAACCTACAAATTACCTAAAGCGTAAGATGTTCCTGGATCCAGAAGGTCCTGTAAGCGTTCAACGCTTTGAAGAAGTTAAGTATCCTAAACTGCAAAAGTACGAGGAACTGGCTCGCGGGTTCTTTTGGGTCCCGGAAGAAATCAGCCTTACTAAAGATAAGATCGATCATAAAGAAGCAACTGATGCAGTTAAACATATTTTCACTAGTAATTTACTTCGTCAAACAGCACTTGACAGTATTCAAGGTCGCGCTCCGTTCCAAGTATTTGGTCCGGTTAGCTCAATTCCAGAACTTGAAGCATTGGCTTTAACCTGGAGTTTCTTTGAAACTAGTATTCACTCAAAGAGCTACAGCCATATTATTCGTAACGTCTACGGTGTGCCTAAAGAAGAATTTAACAAGATTCACGATACTGCTGAGATTGCAGCAATGGCAGCAAGCGTTGGCAAGTATTATGAACAACTTCACGTTCTTAACATTCGCAAGGAGCTAGGCGAAGACATTAAGTTACGTGATCATAAGAAAGCAATCTGGTTAGCACTACACGCGAGTTATGCACTAGAAGCACTACGCTTTATGGTATCGTTTGCTACAAGTCTTGCAATGGTTGAGAACAAGATTTACATCGGCAACGGCAACATCATTAGTCTTATTTTACAAGACGAGTTGTTACACACTGAGTGGACTGCTTGGCTAATCAACAATGTAACTAAAGATGACCCGGACTTTATTGACATCGAAAAAGAGTGCGAAGCCGAAGTATATGCAATGTACCTAGAAGTTATTAAAGAAGAAAAAGAGTGGGCAGATTACTTGTTCAAGAAGGGTGTTGTCATCGGACTAAATGCAAACATTCTAAAAGACTTTGTTGATTACACCGCGTTTACACGTTTAAAAGAAATCGGCATCAAGTACTTAGAAGAGCATCCGAAGTCAAGCCCTATTCCGTGGTTCAACAAGCACGTGAATATTAACAAGAAGCAAACTGCACTACAGGAAAACGAGTCAACAAACTACGTTATTGGGGTCATGTCGGATCATGTTTCGCACGACGATCTACCAGATCTATAAGGATAATAATATGGCACAGATTTATGAAGAAGTTGTTGTAATCAAGTTAAGTAAACTAATGAAGAGCTCTGCACAAGCAACCCCAGTTGTAGTAACTAATGAAATAGTTGCATCACTGGATCAGATTGTACAAGAGCTAGTCGGAGACGACGTTGTAGTAGAAATTGAAAAAGCATAATATAAAAGGAGACACACAATGACCGCAGCAAAAAGTAACCTTGGTGGTGTAAAAATAAAGAACGGAATTACTGGAATCAAAGTAGATCCAAATGCTGAAACTCACTCCCCTGTTGGAGAAGAGATGCTAGGCTTCTTAAAGAAGTTTGAAGAGATCGAAGAAAAGAGCAAGTGCCTTCGCGTACAGTTCTTAGATTGGCTAAGCGACAAATTGCTTGATTGGTCTAATAAGTTGCACGTATGGTCTGTGAACATTGACAGTCCTTGCGTAATCAAAGTTGAACCACGTAAAAAAGAAGAAAGCCGCGATGCTAAAGAACGTAAAGAAATTGCTCGTCTAAAAGAGCTGTTGGGCAAAGAACAAGAACGTTCTGAAATGTGGAAGAAGCAGGCAAACGAAGCAGCTGATGTACTAACCAAAGTATCAGCCGATGACCTTATAAAGTCAGTTAGCAAGAAGACAAAGGAGCCAGCATAATGTTTATCGGGCTAATGGGTGTAGGAAACGATGGCAAGACATTGTATGCACCAAATGGTAACAGAATTTGTAAGGTACCTGGATGGGCTGCTTGGCGCATCCAACGTGTGCAGCACTGGATCGCACAGCTAACATGGAAGAAAGAATGGAAACCGAAATGACCACGGACATTGACTTCACAGTGATTCCAAAGTTGCAGGAAGGCGAGCGCATAATTTTTCACGTAGAAGTGGGAAACTTGCCGGCACACAAAGCAATGGAATATTTAGAGTCTGTTAGAAACGCATTCAAAGAAAAAGTTGCACTCGAAGACGGTTCTCACTATTTCTTTGCCCCAATGCGTGACGGACAACGAACAGTCGATGTAGAAATTGTAAAGGTAGATAAAGAATGAATCAATACCATAGGGAACTACAGTCCAACGAGCGAGTGGTCCCAGTTGCTCTAAAGGATGGTAAGTTTGCTAATTTATTGTTTACACATAACAGTGAACGTAACACGTGGGATTGTTTTATGGAAGATGAAACGATGTCAGATTTAAAAGCTATGGAGATAAAATGAAAGCAGTAGTATGGTCAAAAGAACAATGTCCTTATTGTGTGCAAGCAAAGAACTTGCTTAAAATGAAAGGCATTGAATTTGAAGAACGTAATATTCAAAAGGACTGGACTAAAGAACAGTTACTTGAAGCAGTGCCCTCAGCAAGAACCCTTCCGCAGATTTTTGTCAATGACGAATACGTAGGCGGCTTTGCTGAACTTAAGAAGCATCTAGAGGCTTAAATGGCCACAGTATTATATACCCCACCTACAGCATCGTCTTCGATAACTGTTCCAAATGGCGGAACAACTATTCCGTCGGGGTCTGTTACTGTTCCGTCGCATAGTCATTCTTTGTATGGAATGAATAATAGTAACTCTACTTACATCACCGGAAACGGAAACTTAACTGGATCCGGTTTACACGTCACAAGCGATGCTGAATTTGAAGGCAACATTAAGTGGAAAGGAAAGGATTTAGGCAAGATGCTTGAAACAATCGAAAAGAGATTGGCTATTCTTGAACCTAATCCTAAGAAGTTAGCAAAGTTTGAAGCATTACAAAAAGCATACGATCACTACAAGTTGTTAGAAGCGTTATGTCAGGATGACGAATAATGAACACAGATAATCCAGGAGTTGTAAAATTACAAAAACAGGTTCAACAACTAGAGCAGATTGTCAAAGTACTAGGTAACAAAGTTGCATTACTGGAACGAGAAAACAACCGTCGTAAGATGGAAGTTGGACAGATAGCATTAGCACTAAGGAAATAAATGATAGTAGCACTATTCGCAGTAGATGATAATGGTGGAATGGGCAACGATGGCGGAATGCCGTGGCCCATGAACAAAGACGATATGAAATGGTTCAAAGGTACTACAGAAGGACAAGTAGTTGCAATGGGCCGCCGCAGTTGGGAAAGTCACGACATGCCTAAACCCTTGCCAAAGCGTCATAATGTATTATTCACTTCTAAGTTTTTAGAACGTACAGACATTCAACAGATTAGTGGGGATGTATGCGAAGGACTAAAGTTAGTTGAAAGCGAACAAATAGGCAAAGATGTCTTTGTCATTGGCGGAGCAAACTTACTGATGCAGGCTAAACCAGTATTAGATAGTGCATTCATTACCCGTATTCCGGGTGAGTATTTTTGCGATACAGTTATTAACCTAGACGAGTTCCTAGAAGGATTTAGATTAGTGAACACTCTTAACCTTGGATCTTGTGTTGTGGAGGAATATGAAGCAGTATAAAGAAGCACTTGAGTATGTTTTAACTCACGGTAAGGAAAAAGAAGATCGTACCGGTGTAGGTACTTACAGCATGTTTGGTTATCAAATGCGTTTTGATCTACGCAAAGGATTCCCAGCTACTACTACAAAGAAATTAGCCTGGCGTGCCTGTGTTAGTGAACTACTCTGGTTTCTAGAGGGCAGCGGTGATGAACGTAGACTTGCAGAAATTTTGCACGGTACTCGAGACGAATCTAAAAAGACGATCTGGACTGCAAATGCAGAAGCAGACTACTGGAAGCCCAATGCACAGTATGAAGGCGACTTAGGTCGAGTATATGGAGTACAATGGAGGGATTGGTTAGTACAAACAAAACCAGGCCAACGAACGTCACTTGATCAAGTCGAAACTTTAATCAACAATATTAAAGATGATCCTAACAGCCGTCGTCATATACTTTCAGCGTGGAATCCAGGCGAGTTAGATCAAATGGCTCTTCCTCCTTGTCACGTAATGAGCCAGTTTGATGTTACTGATGGTTATTTAAGTTGTCAACTATATCAACGTAGTTGTGATATGTTCTTAGGAGTTCCTTTCAATATTGCAAGCTATAGCTTATTAACACACATTATTGCAAAGGAATGTGGATTAAAAGTTGGCGACTTTATTTGGACAGGCGGTGATTGTCACATTTACAAGAATCACTTAGAGCAGGTTCGTGAACAGTTAGCACGTGAAGAAAAACCATTACCTACATTGTTTATCACAGTAGATAAGAAACTTGGAGAATACACAGTAGATGATTTTCATCTTGAAGGGTATGATCCGCACCCAGCAATCAAAGCCGAAATGGCAGTTTAATTAAAAAGGAAAAATATGTTAATTACAAAAGGCGTAGCAGTAGGAGAAGTAGTAACACTAAAGTTGGCAAGTGGAGAAGAACTAATCGGTAAATTAACCGAAGACACTGATACACATTATGTTATTGAGCGTCCTTTAACATTGGTAATGACTCCTCAAGGGATGGGACTACAACCTTGGCTACTTACTGTAGATCCGAGTAAGGCAATCCGCTTTCCTAAGGATCGTGTAGTTGTTTGCCTTGAAACTGCTAAAGATATGAGCAATCAATATCTACAAGGTACTACAGGCATTGCACTTGCTTAAATAATAGATTATGCTAATACCTAGTTCTGCAGAAGTCTTATTTAGAAATACATTTACACAGGTTATTTCTATAGTAAGCTCTGCCGGAACTGATACTAGCTCTACTAGCGTAGTTAGTGATACTCCTTTAGTTATTTCCGATTTTGATGATCCTGGAATAACTATAATTAGGGCCCCGGGAGAAGTAACCTTAACCGGTGAATATCGAACAATTATTCCGATTAAATGGTATTGGAAAGACTTAAATGATGTTTTACAATCAAGTTCAGATATGCCTGTGCCAGGAACCTATCTTAAAATAATTCAAGTCGATAGCCCGCCGGAGATAAGTGTAGTGTGTAACTATAATATTTCTTCATCGGCAGGTGTTGATACATTCGCTCATACTGTAACACTTGATGACTACGGTGCAATTAAAAAAGCATTATTAGAAGCCTTATCAGGACAACCAACACCACCGATGCCATGAGTTCAAAAGCAATATCCTACGGAACAAAAAAATCTACAGGCCACGGAAAATATAAACCACGTGAAACTAATCCTGCTGGAGACTTAAGTGGTCCGGAAAACGTATATGTTAATAATCAACCAGTAGTATTCGGTGCAAGTAGTGACGGTGCTATCGACGGAAGTAAATGGAAACCGCATGGAGAACCCCCGGGAGATAATCATGCAAGACAAAAACCCATTCCTGATGAAATTGATAATCAACGAACATCTCATAGAGAAGGTGCAACTGTATTTGTAAATGGCAAGCCGATCTCTAGAATCGGAGATGATGTAGAAAGTAGTAAAGCAGACGGAATCGCAGGTGGTAGCGAAAATGTATTTGCCGGAGACGAAACAGGCGTTGATTTAGATATTCCTAGTGTTGCAGCAGTAGTTGAAGGTGACGATGCGGACGTCGAAGAGCCGGGATCTGGGTATGCGTACATTCAATCACAAATTGATGCAGGCAGATTATCAACTGATGATATTAAAAAGCAAGCATTGCTTAATAAAACAGCCGAAGATAATAGTCCAGCTAAACCACCTGGTCCTTTAAGTAGTAGTTGTGCAGATATTGCTAGTATTACTCCGTTCCCTACAGGGGATGCAATCGATAGTATTGTACTAAGTCCAAACTATACTGTAGGAAAACTTACAAGGAAACCTAATGTTACTTTTGATCATCCTGTTCGCGCAGGGCAATCTGGCCTAAGTGTAGAAGAAATCTGCTGTAATCTAAAACTTCTTGCAGTAAATTGTATAGAACCTATTAGGGCACAGTATGCAACAGCCTTTGTAACTAATACTTTTAGAATAGCCAACGGTGGAAAAAGTCAGCATCATAAAGGGCAAGCAGCTGATATACAGTTCAGAGGAATGTCTAAAGCACAGTATTATACTATTGCTCAGTGGATTCGTGATAACGTATCTTATGATCAATTGTTACTAGAGTACAAAACTACCGGAACTGGACTACCTTGGATTCATATTAGTTTCAATAAAGATACGCAGAGAAAGCAAGTTTTAACACTTTTAAACGATAGAACCTACGGGCAAGGGCTTATTCAGCTAGCATAAATACCAGTATGACAATAAAATCATCTGGTGAAATCTCGTTTTCTGAGTTACAAGCTGAATTCGGCGGTGAACCTCCAATTGCGTTAGGTGAATATTATAAAGGTAGTGCATATACTACCAGTTTACCTTCCTGGAACGGAGCTGTTCCAGTAGCAGGCGAAATTAGAGTAGGTGCATTTTACGGAACACAAAAATATTACCCCGGGTCTTACCTAACTGCAAGCACCGGTCTCGTTAGCTACACTTTGCCGTCTTATGTAGAAACTGTTTACTTTTCTGCTATCGGTGGTGGTGGTGGCGGTGGAACTGT